TAGTGATGTATTTGATGATGTTACCCTCAATGAAATTAAGTTTGTTTGCAAGAATGTATTCAAGAGGTTGGATAGCCATATCTTTGTAATGGCCACCCCCCACTTGCGTATCTAATGCACTCATTCCCTACTCCTGTTTAATCATTGCTTGGTAGCAGAGTTTAGGTGTTGTCAGCACAACTAGACCCCCTTGTGGGGTCCAGCCTTTTTCGATCCAGACGTTAACTTGCTCTACTAAAGAGTACAACTCTTGCGCCCAAATTACTGTGTACTTCATGTTATATCCACAGACTTATACATCAACTATTTCACAATCCCCGACACAAGCAAATGTTTGACTTGATTTTGTATTATCTTCTTTCTCGTACTCTGACAATTTTTCCCAATCAATCTTGTAAGGCATCAACTTGAGAAGCTCTTCATACTCTCTCTGCCCAACCTCTTGGTAAGGAGCCTGTTGGTAAGTGTGGTCAGAGTGAGGGAGGAAACTAACTCCACTCACTTCATCAAAGTGTTTGTACACCCAAGCCCCAACCTCCATCCACTCATGATCCCGGACAGTCACTGTGATCGAGGGTTTATGTTCACACCAATGCTGTTGGTACAACAGCCACAGTTCTAGCTGTTGAATGGCTGTCATGTCGTTACGAGTTACAGCACCCACAGGAGATTTCATAGGAAAACTAAAGACTGTTGTATTGGCAGGTTTCATTACGTCAGGTTCATTAGGTACTCCCTGATCTTTCATGAATTGCGTAAGAGGGTCTTTGTTGTCCCCACGTACAGTGCGGATGTAATACTCACTATGACGAGCATGAATACCGCTAGCACTATCTACAAGCTGGCTAACTGTACCCGAGGGCTTTACGGTAGTCACAGCAACAGATCGTGCAATACCCAACTTGTCAGCCCACTCTACATTTGTGTCTATAGCAACCTTCTTTAGTTGCCATAAAATTTCAGGTAAAGTTTTGTTGTCAAAGTCTTCGTGAACCCACTGCCCAGAGAGAACAGGATTATCCATAATTCCAGTGAGGGAGACACCAAGCAGACGTTCTTCTTCTGTATTGTCTTTCCACACCTTACGAAGGTAGGGGAAGTGAGTGTAGGTAGATTGAATTGTACCAAGGATAGACGCGAGCCTAATTTTCTCTTTAAGAGTTTCAAGAGTGTCTTCCTTACGGACAACTACCTCGGTCAGGTTGCAGAATTGATTGGGGCGAAGGATAATTTCTGCACAGGGATTAACACCAAACTCGTAATCTGTTTTACGTCGTCCGTTACGAGCAGCTTGTTTCTTGAGGGCAACTCGATTAACAATACCACGCTCCCCACTCTTGCTTGCAACGAGGGAAGTCCACTCACGAAGGAATGTCTCAATCTCTGGTCGTTCTGTGTAGGCTACAGAGTTGTTAGACAATGCTCGTTGTGGGTTGTTCTCCCACCATTGTCCGCTCTTTGCATATCGTAGACGATCATCCGAGAGGTTGCTAAGGCTAATCATAGCAGAGCGACGTACCCCACCAACCACCACCACTTCACCAATTTTACACATGATGTCATGGCATTCCATAGAAGACAGTTTTCGACCTTGTGCTTCTGAGAATGTGCTAATGATGAACCTGAACAACTCTTCCAGAGGGCCGGGACCAGAGGCCCTGCCACCAAACACTTTAAGTTTAGAGCCTGCTGGCCTCACCCTGCTTGTGTCATACTTAGCAATCTCACCAGCGTACAGGAGGCTGATAAGCTGACGTAGGCCCTTTGCCCACCCCTCTTTGCTATCGTGTACAACAATTGTTGTCTCACTCTTGTACAGTTGGGGAACCTCTGGAAGCTTCTGTACATACTGTCGTTCTACAGAGAAGCCTACACCAGTACCGCAGAGGAGGATAAACATAGCTTCATCAAAAGACTTAACATTATCTACAGGGAGGTAGGCACAGTTGTAGGCACACGTATTGTCACGACTGAGGGCTTCTCCTGCGGTCATCAAGGCTCGCATAGAGGACACAAGGTCTGTATTAAGAATAGCTTTTTGAAGCTGATCTTTAGTTACATCGTCAACCTTATCAGCCACAACATTTTGAATGTAACGATTTACGGTCTCTGCCCAAGTCTCCCTACGGTTTTCTTTTTCTAGCCAGCGAGCGTAGCGACTGGTGTGGATAAAGCAAGAGTAGTCTGTCTTAAGTTCTGTCAAAGTTTTTCCTCTAATCTTTTTGCAAGTTCTTTTAGGTACTCGTTTACTCGACGATAATAACTGTCGTAAGTTTCTCCTATAACAGGTTCAGGAAATTCCGCCAAATTATTTTACCTTGTATACTTTGAGGATAGTGTAGCTAGTGTCCCAGTATGTTACTGTAGCTGCTGTGATCCAAGCCTCAGCTTCTTCGTATGTGTTAAACCTTCTCTCGAACTCCCACATCTCTTCAAGATGGTCTTTAGACATCACCTCGTATTTAATCACCATTAGATTAAATCCTCTAAATTAGGTGCTTTGTAGTTCTTTGATTTAAGCACTTTTCCATCCTCACGGTAAACAGGTTTGCCATTATCGTCAAGCTTGCTCATGTTGCTCTTGTGAACCCTGCGGAAAGCTTTTTCTACGTCCAAGCCTAGTTCTACAGCTAGCCCAGACAGAACATATTGAAGATCACAAATCTCTTTGAGAAGAGCAAGACGGTACGATTTATTGTCTGTTCCGTCCTTTGACCATTGCCGGATGGCTTCTAATACCTCTAAAAATTCTTCCCAGAGAAGCTTTTGTCGTAGATTTAGGTCTTCAAGTTTGATTTCAGCAGGGGCTACCTTATGTCCAAAGGCTTCATGAAACTCCTTGACAAGCTGTTCTCGTGTAGTTTTAGGCATACATTCCTCTGGGTCTTCTGGGGTCCAATAGTCGTACATATCTAATTGTGTAATCATGGCGTATCAGGCTCTTCCAGCTTGTAAGCTTCATACCACCCAACTTCTCCCTCGGTGTACGTGTCCTCATCTTCGTCTTCCCAAGACCAACTAATAATGATGGCACCATCTCCCAGAAAAATTTCGCCTTTCTCAATCCCCTCTTGTCTTGAGAAGAACGGGACAAGGTAAGACCAACTTTGTTTAACAATATCTTCTTCGTAGAAATGCTCAAGGCTGTCGTTCATTACAATCTTAGCATTAAATGTCCTTGACATCTTCAATCTCCTCATCCCAATAGCGACAATATTGTAACATTCCTTGGTCGATAAGTTCTTGTGGGTAGCCCTGTGCCAAGAACCATTTTACTCTGTCTTTGTGGAGGGCGATAGCGGGCATAGGCTTGGGGAAGCCGTAGAAGTAGCCCTCAGGCGGATCAACAACGCGGACTTTTAATGTCATTTGTTGCCTTTACATTTTTTAGTGCAACCAAACTTGCAAGGACTAAAAGTTAACGGACAAGTGAGTTTAAGTGTCATTCTGACACCTCAATTAAAAACACAGGATCACCTGCGGACTGATCGTCGAGATATTTAGGATTTTCTACACAAATTATCCACTTGTCATAAACACCCTCTTCTGGCTCTACAACAGTGACTGCATAGCCATCTCGAATAGCTTCAAGCCATTGTGACAGGTACACTTTAGTCAGTTTCATTAATCAAAGCTCCCCAACTCACAGGATAAAGATCAGACATATATTCACTAATTTGTTGTGCTACAAGACGTGTTTCGTATTGTGTATCTTCCTTAAGCCTAAGCTTACACATATTTGCGAATGCGTCTAGAGACCCACTCCACCACCAAGAGGTCATCATGGATAGGGGAAGAATCATACGGGCTTGCTCAGGTGCTACGCCATTAGCCACCACAACATCATAAAGTTGTGATGTAAGGGAGGTGACACCAGTAACCAACTCTCTAAGAGTTCCCTCAATGTCAGTGTTGAGAGTCGTACCCATTTTTACGTAGTATCGAGACAAGTCTACAATACCATTGCTACCTTGTTTCTTATCTACAGCCCTGCCTCTCCACATGTCAGGAGTGTAAAATTCGGGTGGTGTGTCTACATATCTCCTACTCACTTCATTCATACGTAAGTATTCATGCTTGACAAGTTGACGACATACAAAGACCGGAGCAGTGATACGAAAAGAAGCAAAGCAATGCCCAAAGGGAGAATAGTGTTTGTGTTTTGCTAGATAGTGAATGAGCTTAGTGTCTTTTTCTGACAGCACATACTTTCCGTCTACAACCGCATCCTCTCCGTTAGAATAAACTACAGGCTCCTCGGCCCACTTGCTTTGTTTGTCAAAGCTCACTCGCGCTGCATTGACTACATCAAGATCATTTCCAAAGTTACGCAGTAGCTCCACTTTAATCTGATCTTCACTCATCTCTAAATCCCCCAATCATCCAGAATACAAAGAGAAGTAAGATCATAAAACAGAGAAAATCAACC